AAAAAATTTCAAGAGGATGACAAGTGTAGATTTTTTGTAGGAACTACTCAAACAGGTGGTTATGGTATTACATTGACCGCTGCCAGTACAATGGTTTATTTTTCAAATGGTTATGATCTTGAAAAACGTTTACAATCTGAGGCTCGTATTGATCGTATTGGACAAGAGTATCCAATGACTTACATTGATATTATAACTGAAGATACAGTTGATACAAAAATTGTTAAAGCTTTACGTGACAAAGTAAATATCGCCACTCAAATTATGGGTGAAGATTTAAAAGCTTGGATTTAAAAAACGTATTTATCTAACAATTGAAAAGCCACAGCCCCCACCGTAGCTAAAACTACCCAATAGATTTTGTCTATCTTGCCGCCCAATTTTTCTACATCTTGGTGAAGATGTTTTAAATCTTTTTTCATACCTGTCATAGACCCCTGTAAAGAAATAATATGTTCTCTTTGAGTTTCTGGTTCAATCATTAAACTGTTGCTCCCGTTCCTCTAGTTCTTAATCTAATTTGTTTCTCTTCTTCAGATAATAATGCATTCTCTAATGGTGTCAATCCTCCATTACCAGCAGCCATTTGTGCATTATTTAAAATAGTTTGTGCTTGTGTAATTGTTTGATTATTAGGCATTGCAGAAGTAACTGATGTTGGCAATGGTGGTGTTGGTGGTGCAGGTGGTATTAAAAATTCTAATGGATCAATACTAAAAGGCTCACCTAATTGTAGTTGTCTTAGTTCTCTTCTTATATCATTTAATTCAGGTAATGCTTCTCTGAATGGATTATCTTCACCAAGATTATTTGCAATGTCTCTAAACTTATTTGCAATATCACCTGATGGAACATAAGGATCAAACCTACCTCTTCTTAAATTATTATAATCTTCACTACTAATTTGTCTTTCATCAAACTGTCTTCTTAAATCACTATTTGCTATACCCAATGTTTCAGCTGCATTTAAATCATTATACATATTTTGTTGTACATCAAACTTAGCTTTGTTTGATTTTATATATCTTAAAATAATATCATTAGGATCAACTGGACCACCTTTTAATAAACCAAAGTAACCACCAGTAAATTCTCTTCTTGCATCCCTAATACCTCTTTGGTAACCAGAAATTTTAAAACCCATTGACTTTAATGGATCAACTTTAATTGGTCTAAGTCCCATGAAGCCTGCTATCTCAGGCCCGACATCCAATACATTACCCCTTGCATCCGGTGTTTCTGTTGCAGCTTGAGCTAGTCTTACAAATTGTTTGTATGATGGTGCTAGTGCATTTCCTAAATGTAAAAATCTAATTGCAGCTTTGTCACCAGCAGATGTTTGATCTGTATATAATCTTCTACCATCTTTAGTTACTCCACCTCTAACAGTTAAATCTCCTGCAGCTTCTGTCCAAATAGATTCTGAAATAAATGGGTTCATAATTTCAGCACCTGCTTCGTTAACTCCACTTACAAAACTAGACAATACTTGTTTGTCATTCATTTGGCCATCTTGAATATTATTTAAAACAGTTCTTAAAGGTCTAGCTATTACATCATAAGCATTACTGTGACTAAAGTCTATGTATCTTAACTCACCATCATCATCTCTAATTGGAATCAGTGTAGAGTTCTTGGACCACTCAGGTACAAATCTTCTTAATGCATCTAGTTCGTCTTGAGATATATCATACAAAGCTTTTGCACCTTCTGTTAATGCAACTGGAGCTGCTGTTGTAAATGTAGCAAGACCTAATAATCTTTTTACTCCATCACCATATGCCCCACTATCGAGAGCATTGTTCTTAACAACTTGCTCAGTCCCATCTTCTAATATTTCAGTAACCGTTAAACCTAAATTACTTCCTTTAATTCTTACACCTGCTGCAGGTATGTGTCTCATTTCATTTAAACCTAGTTCAGCAATGTTAGTTGTAGTTCTAATCATCTCTGATGGAAACGACATAAAGTTACCCACAGGTAATAGTCTTGCAGTTCTAACTGCAGAACCAACAAATGCATAATTAGGTACAGTGTTTTTTACAACGTTAGCTGCTTCTCTTTTAAGAACATCATCAGTTACTTCTATACCTCGTTTAGCATAACGACTTTTTAATTTAGCTTTCTCCATTACAAAACTAGCTATTTTAAAAGTATCATCCTCGGCTACATACTTCCCTTGAAAAAATGATCCTACTTTTTTTAACTTAGCCATCATAGGATTTAATACTGTGTCTACGTTTGCAGCTTGTTGACCAAATCTAATATCTTGTAACAAAGCTTTTAAGTCTCCTATTTGAACCTGTGAGTTTACAACACCAAGCTCGACTAATTCTCTGTAAGCTGCTTGCGCTGCTTCACTTGGAGGACCAGCTTTTAAAAGGCCTGTAGTTTCTATACCCTCGGCAAATGCTCTAGAAAATTCTACAGGATTAAATAAATTACCATTTGCTCCAGCAAAACCAAATGCACTAATTACGTTTCTTATATGTGTAGGTATAGAGAATACTGTCTTTGCTAATTGTGAAACTCCTTTTGGAAACAATAATAAATTTCTATACATCCAACTAACCGCAGCCTCTGCTCCTTCTTTACCTTCACCTCTTACAAAACCTTGAAGGCCACCTGCTATGTTATTTGCATTTTTTATAGCTTCAGCTATCTCAGGGGTAGTAAGCTTACCTGCTAAAGGATTAGGTATATTAGCAGCTTCAGGTAATTTACTTATAACATCATCCATACTAACAGCTGTTATTCCTGTGTTTCTTTGATTTACTCCTTCTCTAAAAGCTTCTTTGTTATTCCAAAAAAATCCTCTACCACCAGCTGCTTGCACTTGATCATTTTTAGCTGCTACACTTTTTAAATATTCTGATGTTCTAGCTACAGAAGATAAGTTAGTCACACCATTAAATATAGAATATCTTGGGTCTTGAACTTCTCCAAACAATTCTCTAATCTCTTTTGGTGGCAGCTTAGATCCTTTTATTTCATTTCTTATAAACTCAGCGCCTGGTTTTCCCTCCATGGTTTTATTAATATAGTCATTAAATTTTAAATCTTTAGGTTTACCTCTAAGACTAGCTTCTCTAAGAATGTCATCTACTATGACACTAGCTTCTTTTTGATAAGCATTTCCAGCTATATCAAAAGCTGCATCTCCATTCTCAGCTGCAATCTGTCTTCTAAAAAAATTAGTAGCATTATTAATTACTTCATCAGTCGGTTCGTATCTTTTAAAAAATTTAAATATACCTTTACCTTGATCTTCAAATATTTTGTAGGTACCACCTATCCATCCATTAACTCGACTACTTAATAAAGACTGAAGTTCTTTTACACCCTTATTATTTTTTACTCCCGAAACATTATTGTCTAAAATATTAATTAAATTAGTAAACTCACCTCTGGCATTATTAATTCCATTAACTATTAGTTGTCTAGACTCCTCACCCACATTACTTTTTTTCATTATATCTAAAAGATTATCTAATTCTTTAGGATCAACTCTCTCTCTAATATTACCTTTAAATAAAACATCATTAAGACCTTTTAAAAATTTTTCTTTTTCTGATGCTACTGATTTGTTAAACATTACTTCTGATTGAGGATATATATTATCTACTTCTCTTGTAATGTTATCAACAAGTTCTTTTGCTCTTATTGTGTCTCTGGATTTTAAAGCTTGTTTAAATGTTTCTTCTCCAAATAATTCTTTTGTCATACCACCTTGAGGAGTAAGAGGTGCTCTTACATATTTATCTAACCATCTTGCAAATTTAGAATTACTATAAGCAAGATCTTTACCTCTGTTAGCTAATAACTTAGCAGACTTACCTGCACCATATACAAACGGAGTAACTAATAAAGATTCAGAACCAAACTTAAGTCGGTTCAATAATTTTCTTGTAGCATCTTCTCTACCAAAACTTTCTTCTCTGTCCATTTTAGTTGGACCACCACCAAATAAATCTCCAAACGATCCAATGTTTTCTACATCAGCCACAAGCGTTTCACCTGCTGCGCCACCAGCTATTGCTGCTGCATATCTAAATTTTTTAGATTTCTTATTTAAATCTCTAGCTTTATTTATTGCTGACATAACAGGAGCTCCTCTTAAATTAGCATAAGCATTAGCTTTTTTTGCTCTAATTGCTTTTGCTGTAAGATTTCTAGCTACCTTGTTTGCTGCTTTAAATCCAATAGCGCCTGGTACACCAACCTGTATTAATGTTTCTGTAAGTTTACCTATAGCTCTTTCTTCTGCTATCTCTTCAAATGGATTTAGTTTATCAAAAAATTGTTCTACACTCGCTGCTGTATTTGTATCAGCTCCAAGATCAATTAGTTCTGCTGTAAGAGAGACTACACCTTCAGGTATTTTTAATAGACCTGACGCAACACCCGCTGCTGCCGCTGTGTACCACGCTGTATCATTATCTTGTTCGGCGTTATTGAGAGGTAAAAACTCTGCCATTTAATCTCCTATGCCCCAGGATATGGATCTTCTGGTTTATTTTGTATTTCTTCTATTATTCTTCTTTGTTCAGGACTTAAAATTTCAAATCGTTTGTCTATCACAGCATCTTTTTCTTCTTGTGAACTACCTTTTGGTGCGTCTGGTTTTACATATGTCTCAATATCAATTACTTGGAATCCGTAAGTACCATCAGTTTTTTTATTGTATATCTTAGCTTGACCAGTATTTACATCGTAGTAAACTTTACCAACTTTTTTATTCTGTCCTTTTTTAATCATTGTAGATTCTTGAGGATCATTAGGTCCATTTAAAAATCCATCAAACTGAGATCCAAATTTTTCTATAAAGGTAGTTTTTAATTTACTATTTTCAAACTTAGCTCTGTTGTTAGCTTGTAAAGTATCACCTTCATAAACTTCTATAAAATCTTTTTCTGTATATCTTTTAGCTGATTCTTGTTCTTTGTCATAAAGTTTTTCTTGGAACTCTTCTGCTCTTATAATTTTCTCTAGTTCAAAAGCTCTTCCTTCTTCAATTAATTTTTTCTCATATTCTCTTTGATCTTCTTTTTCCATCTCGTTATATTTTCTAGATTCGTCTAATATTTTAGCATCGTATGCTCTTTTATCATCCACCTGTAATTTATCATAAGCTCTTGAGTCTTTAATTAAATCTAAATTAAATTGTCTTTCATCTTTAATCAAACCTTCATTATATATTCTGTCATCTTTTTTAATGCCTGCAAGATACTCTCTCTCATCATCTCTTAAAAAATTTTGGTAAGATCTGTCATCAGCTTTTAATGCTAAATCAAATCTTCTGTCATCAAATTTTTGTTGATCAGCTAGTGCAAGTTTAGTTCCAGCCATTCTTATATCTCTATCGTATTTAGCTTTAGCAGCTTGGTCCTTAAGTAGTTGTTGAGTTCCTGGTTGTAATCTTTGAATTGCATCCGCAAAACTTGTAGCCCCTGCAACGTTTGGTCCAGCAGTTAATAAGAAACTTGTAAGAGGATCCATTCCTCCATAGTCACCAGCGCCAGCTTTAATTTCTTCTATAAATTGTTCTTGAGTTTTTGGTTCACCTATATCTACATTAGATAAAAAAGAATCATTTCCTGTTACAATAGGATCTTCAGCATGCATAGATCTATCTACAATACCAGTCATGATACCATCACCTACGTTACCACCTTTTCTAAACATAGGTCTTCTAAAAGTTTTCATATTAATCTCCTAATCCAAAAGCTCTATATATACCTGCTAATGTTCCACCAGCTCCTATTGCTGTTGCAATTGGACTTGGACTAGGCGCAGTCACTTGAGTTTGTTGGCCAGGATATCCAGCGATTAAACTTGTAACACCTTGACCATACTGTTGAGCAGCAGTTAAGGGCTGTTGTAATTGTTGTTGAGCCAACTGTTGTTGAGCTTGTAATTGTGATTGCGCTAAGGCTTGATTTTGTGCACCTAAAGTTGAAAGGGCTCCAACATCTTGACCTAAGAATGATTGTTGTTGACCACCTAATCCTAAAGCAGCTTGACCTAAACCTAATTGTTGTTGTGCCAACTGTTGTTGTTGACCAAATGCTTGACCTGCAGCTTGTTGAGCTTGACCAAAACCTTGTTGTAATAATTGAGCTTGTAATGCTGCCCGGTTCCTGTCGCTTGTTGTTTGATACTCTGATCTCATTACACCTTCACGACCTCCACCAAGAACACCTTTACCTACAGCTTGAGCTGCAATACTTGGAAGTCCTTTTTGTGCTTGTACATCAAATTCTCTTAACGTCTCACTAATAACATCCTGTTGATAAGGAGACATAAATTGTTGGTAAGCTTGAGGACCAACAAATTGACCTGCTTGACCTGCTAATGTCCTTGCTTGAGTTTGAGCAGCTCCTGCGGTTTTTAAAAATGGTTGATATGCACCAATACCTTGAGTAGCTAAAGTCTGTGCTTGTGCTTGTAAAGGATCTTGTCCAGCTACAAATTGTTTACCAAATACTTTTGATAAATCAGCACCTTTAAATTGACCTGTTGCTTTAGCAAGATCACCTAAATAAGTTTTACCAGCTGCTTCTATAAACTCCGGTGGGAGTACCCTTGTTTCTGTTACTTCTGCCATTATACTACTCTTTTCTCCGCTTGTTTCATTTGATTATATAATCTTTGAGCACCTTTTTCAATGTCCCCATTACCTATTCCTCTAACAGCATCTGCTGTCATTACAAATTCGTTTTTACTTAACATAGCAGGTACGTCATCTGCTTTTTCTTTTATACCAACTGGTACAAATCCACCAGTCTCTCTATAGTCTCGTTCTATAGTACCAGCTTTATTTGATCTCATAATACCTGTAGGCATCGCACCACCCATTAAACCAATTCTACCACCTTCTGCTCTATACTCAGCTGTATTAACTGTAATAAACTGTTCTACTTCTTCATCACTAGCATTAGGATTTAATTTAGTAAAATAGTCTTTTAGATAAATACTCAATTTATCTGGGTCTCTTTTTATTTCTTCTACTTCCTCTCCTTCTATACCTTTACTCCCTAAGTAAGTAGCAAATGCACTTCCTAAACCTATTTTAGTGCTCATGTTCATGCTACCAAGTTTTCCTCCTACAAAACTACCCAAACCTTTTAAAGCAGCACCTGGTCCACCAAAAGGTATTGTTGCAGCACCTAATAAAGCTATTTTTCCAATAGGAGACTTAGCTATGTTAGCTACACTTTTAACTGCTCCTTTAATTCCTCTACCAATCTTTTTTACAAAGCTTCCTAAGCCGTACATTTGTCTAGGTTGTTGCATGTTTGAAATCGCCATAATTTAAATATATTTATACTGTTAAGCAGGCGTAGAAATCCTGTAATATAATACTTTATTTGATTTTTTTGTCTTCGTCAATGGGTTTTACAGGTCTTGTACCTTGATATAAATCATCAAAGAAACGACCGCAATACTGAAACTCTCCAACGTGTGTAATAACATCCATCACATAGACATGTACTTTACCACCCATATCACCCCATCTTTGACAAAAACCAAAGTCTTCTCCAAAATAACGTTTAGTTTTAGGATCATGAATAGTATCAAACAAGTTCCACATATTGTGTTTTTTTTCTTCCTTACCATTAATATAGGTAGGTTGAAATATTTCTAGCTCAGGGTAATGATTAATCATTTTTTCTAAAACTTCTCTTTTGATTAACATACATCCTGTAGGAGCATGAGTAACTTCTATTAATCCTTTTTCACTATGTATATTAGCAGAGTCTTCTACCTTTAAAGGATATGTATAACCAGCTCTAGCTAAATCTTCAGCAGAGGTAATAGCATCTTCTTTAGTTTGTATTCTTCTCCATATTTTATCCCAATCTAACATCTTCATGGGATAAGGACAGGCAATAACATCTTTGTCTGCATCTAACATTTTAAATATAGTAGATGACTGAAAGTCTATATCGGAGTCTATAAATAATAAATGTGTGTAACCATCCTCATGATTTAAGGTTTCAGCTACACACAAGTTTCTACCTTGAGTAACTAAAGAGGATTTCATCAAAGTAAAACTAACTTGTATTTTCTTTTGCATACAATCTTGTTGAAACTTTAAAACTGATTGAGTGTAATGCATAGAGGTATCACTATGACAAGGAGTACACACCATTATTTTATGAGGTGAATGAGAACCTATATTTATTTCTGTTACGTTCGTATCGTTTTCAGTAAACCAAATAGGTTCATTGTTTTGGGCCGAGGCCTTATTACTTTTTTGCATTAATAGCTCCTTGTAAAAATCTTGTCCATGCTGAACCTATCTTACTCCAGTTATAATATATGTTAGCGTAGTGAGATTGTGAATCTATATGATTATGTATTTGTTGTTGATGTAAAGTATTAGCCGCAGCTTCAATACCAAATCCAAATTTAGAGGCTAATCTTCTATGATTATCATCATAAGGAATGTACATTGGAAACTCTGCACCTGTTTCAAATATAGCTCCTAAGTTTGTTGTAATACAATATAATCCACCTGCCATAGCTTCTAATAAAGATATGCAAAAAGTTTCTTCAAAAATACTAGGATACACATACATGTTATATTTATGCATATTATCTGTAATATAACTATTTGGTCTATAACCAATGTAATTTACATTAGGTAATTTCTGAGCTTGTTCATAAAGACCTTTGTAATTATGATCATTCTTTTCATAAAAATCTTTTCCATAAACTTCTGTAGATGAATATACATCTAAAGTAATTAAAGGATTCTTAACTAATTGCATAGCACCTAGTAATACGCTTAGTCCTCTCCAAGGTGTATTTTGATGTATAATTTTAATTGGTTTACCTTTCTCATAAGGTGTAGCTTTTTGTATTTTTTCAATACCATTTTTAATTACTACACATTTTTCTAATGGTAATCCAAACATCATTCTAAATTTTTCATAAGTCCAATGTGAATTAAATACATACCAATCATATTTTTTATGATTAGTTTTATCTTTAAACCATGGATATAAATTAGGTTGATCCCAAGAATTTTTTTGCCAAAGTATATTTAATTTTGTAGGGTGTAATGGAATTTTTTCAGGCACTGATGTTGTAATCTGTACTTGATTTAATAATTTTTTGTCTACGTATTTTTCTAAATAACTAAACTGTAACTCAGTTCCGCCTTTAGGGTTTTGATTTCTCTGTTTCATTTTGTTTATTCATCACTTTCTGCATTAAGTCTAATCCTTTAGGAGAAACCTGAACTACTACGTCTTGTACAATATCAGGTCCTTCTACTTTCTCATTAAACGTTTCATTTGTTTTTGTATTTCTATAAGTAGTTATAGTCGTACAATCTATTTTATATATGTTATCCGTTTTCATTCTCTCTGTTTATTAAAGCATAACTTATCAGGCCTTGTATTTTACTACTTCCTGTGGCTGCTTGTACAGTTATAGCATCACCTGCTTCTAAATTCAAGCCCTCCGGTGAAGCATTTATTTGTGACTTAGCTGCTACGTCATCTCTAAAAAATTCATATTCAGTATTGGAATCTGATGAGTCAACAAAATTCATATTCACTAAAATAGCTGAGGATCCATCATTGTTTGCACAATATATACTTTTAACTATAATTGCTCCATCAACAGGGCAAGTAAGCACTGTTGCTTTAGCTGTATCAGTTTGTTTAAAACCTTGATTTTTATAAAATATACTCATGATAAAAAATAATTAAATGTATCTAGTTCATTTTTTAAGTCTTGTTGAAAAGAAAAATTAAGTTGTTGTTTCATGGTATTTAAAGACTCAAGTATTTGTCTTTGATTTTCTACTTCATATTCTTCTTTAGGTTCCGGTATATAGTTACTTATTTTTGCCATTATCCTATTAAACTATATGTGCTTTGTGGTAAAGAAAGAGGAGTTCCTTTTTCTTTATTTTCTAGTAAATCTTGTTGCATTAAATCTATCAGTTGAGGATCTTTAATACCTAAGTTTTCATAACCTGAATAAAGATTTTTAAGTTTTCTATCATTAATACTATTTGGTGCAAAAGCCATTAAATTATTGTTTGGTAAAGCTGCAGTCATTTCAGGTACTCCTAAAAGATTAGCTCCTTGATCATCAGCAGTTCCATAAGGAAGACCAAAAGCAAAAGCTGCATTGGAATCCATTATACCTTTATCTGCAACTTCAAACTCATTTATTAAACTTTCTTTAAATTGTGGAGATTGTTCAAACTCATTTATTAAACCTGTATTAAATTCTGATGACTGTCCAGTAGTACCTATAAAATCATTATTATTAATATTATTAAGACTAGGTGAAGCTAACTCTTTTATAGTATCATTTAAATTCATTTCTGGATTGCCTGTTTCAAATGTAGGGTTAGGGTTGTTTAAAGAAGTAGGTCCATAACCTTGTGCAATTAAATCATTTAGTAAAGCTTGTTGATTTGGAGTAAAGTCCACAGTTTTTTTAGTAAAATCTCCAAAACCAATTTGATTGTAACCTCTATCTCTTGCTTTTAATAATTTAGTTACTCTGTTTTGTTGTCGTTTGTCTTCCATTGATTGTTCATATTCTGCTTGAGTTCTAATACTACCATCTTTATTAGTTCCTCTTAATTTTTTGTTCATAAAATTCATTCCTTTTTTAGAAAAGGCTAACCCAAGACCTGGAATACCCATAGCAAATCCAAGTATAGACATTAGCAATGATCCTATTCCTCCACCAGCTCTTTGAAATGGGTTCTTTTTAACTACATCAGGTTCTTTTTCTGCTGCTGATTGTCTAGCAAGTCTGTTTAATTCAATTCTTCTATTATCTCTATCTGCTTGATCTTGACCTTCTCTTTGTTCTCTGTCTACAGTTTTATTAGCTTTAGTTCTAGTTTTAGGATCAGGAAGACCAGCTTTTACAGCTGCTCTATCATAAGATTCTGAAAAAGAAGTTGTAGAAGCATCTTTACCTCCACCTTGAAAATTTTTTCTAGTAGTTATTCTTTTATCTATCATTATCTTCTGCCGTCTGGTTGTGCATCAACTCTAAGTGTACCATATCTCCATGACTCACCTACAGCGTCATTTGAAATTTTAAGAGATACTAATCTACCCCTTGCTCTAGTATCTACTTTATCAGTAGAGTTTGTAATTGTAAAGGGTCCAAGTGGTGAACTAACCGCTGTATCATCAGGGTAAGAACTTACAAATAATGTAACTGTAGCATCTCCTCGTAAATATTTAAAATCAGGTATAAATCTTTTAACTGACATAAAGAACTCTCCATCTCCTCTATAATCAACAACCCCCGTTGCCTGACCCAATGCGCTTTTACGAGAGGTAATATCATAGTCTCCAGATTGTATAAATGCATCAATAGACGTGGTGCCTGAACTGTTTATTTGATCATCACCTACTTCGTGAGCATAATATATAGAGGCTCCGTATTTGTTAGTTATACCAGATATGGCAGAGAATACTGGGGTTGCACTATCATCATAATCTGTAGCATAAGGTACTTGAAAGACACCTTGGTCTTGATAGGTAGTTCTATCTAATGATGAAGTTGTAAATACATTTTCTGAATAATTGTATGTAACACATCTATCAATCTGAGTTGAACCTGCTTTAGGATAAAACCAATTTATTTCTGTGTACAAAGAATTAGGCGCAGAATAAATAACGTCTGCTGCATCATAATTTAATCCTAAATTATCTCCATCAGTTGAGTATACAAAATCTTCTACAAGACATGGTAAAGATTTAACTGTACCATCATATACAAAAAAACCACCTTCACCTGACATCCACCATACAGCTCCATTTGCATATGACATTGCATGTTGACCAATACATCCACAGTTAGTACCTACTTGTCTAACAGAGAAAGTAAATGGTGGACCAACAAATTGAATTACATATGCAGCTAAATCAGTTGTTACAAAAATATAATCTTTACCTTGTATGGCTGCTCTAATCTCATTACCTGTATCTAATCTAAATGTACCCGCAGTGTTAGTTGCTGTAGGTGCATATGTATTTAAATCTTCTTGATTAGAAAATCTTACAAACATTGGGTCTTGTGTCGAAGAATCTCCGATAGTTGTCTCAGTTCCAAGGTGAAACAAATGTCTGTCTCTATCTGATACAATAGTAATTCTTGTGGCTGTTGGATTGTTTGTTGTGTTGAAATTAGTTGTAGACTGTGAAGCTCTTATAGCTCTTGGTCCAGATGCTCCCGCATTCCAAGTAAATGTTTCACCATTAAATATAGTTGCAACTAATACCTCACCAAAATTATCAAGGCTCCAGTTTCCTGGTGCCAGAACCACATTACTTGTAGATCGTTCAGTTCCCCAAGTAGAATCATTCCATAAATAAGTTCCCCAACCATAACCAACTGTTTGAGTTGTTGGTCCAACTATAACATAAGGATTAATTGTAGCTCCCCCTGTTCCAGATGAAGCACCTGCAACAGCTGCAATTGGAGTTTGAATAGTAAAAGTATTAGCAGTAGGCACAGTTAATATTTCAAAAGCACCTTCAGTAAATGTTGATGAACTCGTAAATCCATTAGGAGTTACAACTCCTGTAAAAGTAATGTATCTACCAACAGCTAAATTATGTGATGTTTTATTTACTGTAACAATATTAGAACCTTCAACAGTGTCAAACGTTGCTCCAGTAATTGCTGTATCTAAAGGAGTAATGTCATAAAAAGCTTCTCCATAATATAAAAATAAACCTTGAGAGGTTCCTATAGCTGTATAGTTTTCACCTTTGAAACTACTAAAAGCAAGTTGGCTTCTAGCAGCACCTGGTAAAGTTTCATTAGCAACGGTAAGTTGTTCCCAACCACCTATTTTTTCAGGTAAACCATATCTAAATCTTACAAAGTCTCCATCTACCCATTCACTTTCGGCCCCTGATTCAGTGGCTTGTTTATTAAATCCTGGTTTAAAATTGAGTTTCTGTAACATAACCTAGTATTATATAGGGTTTTTATTATTTTGGTAGTATTATATTCCACTCTAACTTGGATAGCAAATCTTGTAAATGGATATCTTTTAGTTGATTATTTTTAATATATTTATGTAATTCTTCTACATCAACAACAATATATTCATTCTTCATATTAAACACCATTTTATCAGCTTTAGTTTTAAAATTTCCTATTTTAGCATTATTTTGAATTGGTCTTGTATCAAATTTAAATTTTTGATTATGAAGTATTCCTTCAACATCCCAAAGCTCAGTATTTTTTTGTTTATTATTTGCTAAAATAATATCTTTTAATTTTTGATAAAAATCTTTCATTTCTTATAAAGGATGCAGCAGATGGTATGTGGTGTGTCCGCTGCATCCATTATAAAATTATATCATCGTTTAAACCAAGAAGGAAGACCTAAATGTTTACGCTTGTCAAACATATTGTCTTTAGCACCTGGTGTTTTACGATTGTTATAATGAAGAAATACTTGTACGCATTCAGTACCTTTAAATTTTTCTCTCCAATGTTCTAGCTCACAGCCAGAATAAACCAGCATATCTCCTGGTTTTAAATTTATCTTAATCCCTTTCATACTTTCTTTTCCAGATGGCTCTAAATAGATTGGCCAATCATCACCACCTAAATTCATAGTCGTAGATATTTCACAACTAAATCTATCTTTGTGTCTTTCAAGAATATCACCTTTTTTATAAATTCGTGCATAAGTATAAGCTGGATATAATTTTAATCCTGTTGCTTTTTCCATTTCTGGTTGACATTTAAGCATTAAAGTTTCCATAGCAATATTAGCATATTGAGAATAAGTGTTAGGTATTTGTCCATCTTTACCTTCGTAGAATCCAAGTATATGTTCAAAAGGTGAAAAATATCTATGTTCTATACAAGTATCATAAACTTGTTTTTGCATACTAAAATAATTTGCAACAAAAGCTGCTAGGTCTTTTGATATAGCTTGACGAATAATTGTGTATTTATTTTTTTTAAAACTCATAAAAATTTAAACCAACCTGTAGCTATTATTTTTTCGCTATTACTTACCTCACCTTTGTGAGTATGTGTCCAATCTGGTGGCCAAATTAAAGTTAGTCCTTTTATTGCTGGTGTGTGTGTATCTTGATATTTAAAATAAGTTCCACCATTTTTTACATTATTTAAATAAGTCATAAAAACTAAAACTCTATCCATATTATATTTTGATCCTCTTTCTGAATGCCATTCTTTATAACCACCTTTTTTAGGATACCATTGAAGATTAACATTTTCAATAATAAAATTATCAAGATTATGTACTTCAGGATATTCTTTTATATATAGATTTAAAATTTCTTGTAGCTGCAATCTGTATTCATAAACATCTTTATTAAAAGGATTATTGTCTAAATTAATATCAAGAGAATTTTTAATTTTTTTGTCAGTAGTATTATTTCCTTTATTATAAATTACTCCTGGTTTAGCTTTTTCTTTATTATTTTTAAAGTAATTAATTAAACTATCACAAATTTTTTCAGGCATATACCAACCTTGAATAAAACTATTTTTGGGTAAATTATATTTTTTAAAACTCATATTAAAAATAATTAAAATTTATTACCATTCTATTTTTACAATCAGTAGAATTAGTTCCATAATGAGCTACGTCAGAATTAAATAAAACCATTCTATTTTCTTTACTATTTATTTTTTCTTTATCAATTATTGTATATCCATTATTATTATTAAGATAAAAAAGAGCTATCTTACATTTAAATTTTTGATCTTGATGAGGTGTAAATTCTACTAGCTTGTGAGATATGGGGTTTAAATTTGCTTTTATTCTAATTAACGATAAAGGTTTTAATTTGTTAATAAGTGGTTTTAAGTTATTAAAATAACCAGAATTAACTTCATCATTTATATAAAAATTGTGACAAAATTGATAATGAAAAAGATTTTTATCTTTTGCTACTTTTATTTCATTATAAAACCACGGAAAAGAATCAGATTCCATTATAGTTTTTAAAATTAAAAACTCGTCTATATTTAAATAATTATCTATTATTTTAAAACTCATATTACATCAAAAGATATTGTGTATCTTTTTATTTTTTTATAGGTATTTGGTGTTGAGTGAATTTTTAAACTATCAAATTTTAACAAAGTATTTTCAACACCCTTCGTGTATTTTACAAAATCATAATCTGATGTAGGTTCTGCAAACATAGTTCCTTCTTCATTTGGATTATGTAAATAGTAAACAAAAGAATATTTACAATTGTAATGTTGGTGCCAAGCTATTACATCGCCTATTGAACACACCCCCCAACACATAGATATTTTATATGGTTTTATATATTTTTCTACCGATTTTACAAAAGTTTTCATTGCTGGTTTTAAATGAATGTCATTTAATGTTTGTAAACCGGGAAAGCCTCCTTTTAAATCTTTAACTTCTTTTTTAATAAATTTAAGAAGTTTTTCTTTCTCTGTTTTTTTTAAAATATTTTTGTATATTTTAAACATCTTTAGCCATCTCTTTTGGTACAGCTTGTATGTTCCAGTGTATAAATCTAAAAGGCTCCTTACCAAAGTCTAGACTAAATTCGTGTTCTAAAAATCCTGGAAAGATAATTAATGTACCTGGTATAGGTTTAAAATGGATAAGCTCATTACCATTCCATATACCTTTTTCATTTGGTTTCATTTTTAATTTTGTGGCTCTTGCTCCACCACGTGGTTCATGAAATATTGGGTAAGATGTTTTATCACTACACTTTAAAAAATAAAACCCTGATACGTGTTGATTAGAATGTACGTGTGCTGAATGATATCCACCACCTTTTTTAGCAAACTCTTGAACCCACAACTCACTAAACATAGTTGTATATTGTTGCATATCAAAACCTTCATGATCTAAATACTCCCAAGACTTTAGGCCAATGTAATTTCTAAAATCTAAAAAATCATTATCATTAAAGAGAGGATGCGAATTATAAGGTCTTCCAAAATCTCCAAACTTTTTTATATGGTCTTTAGCTTCTGGAGAATTTTTAACATCTTTAATATATTTGTTAGTTGCTTGTGTTAAAGATTTTACAAACTCTGGTTTGTGTTCTGACCAAATGGTTGTTTTAAAAAAGTTATCTATATTCATATTATTTAAAGGGCCTTCCTAAATGCCATACTACAAGACTGTATCTTGTGCCTGATGTCACGGGTTTAACTCTATGCCAAACAAAAGAAGGAAATACAATAATAGATCCTTTTGGTAAAATCTCTTTTGCTCTTTGCAAGTGTTTAGCTTCGTCTCTCATATGTGGATCATAGTTTCTAAAATCAAATTCTAATTCACCACCTGTGTATTCTGAACCATCTGTTAATTGACAAGTCATAGATAGTTTTCGAATCTTACCATTATCAGGATCTCCTTCTTTTCTTTTATAAGGTTTATCCCAACTATCACAATGCCAATCATAATATTGGTTGTGTTTATATTTTGTAAACTGACACGATTCTGATTTATCCCATTCAAAATTCCAACCAGCATTTTTATTTGCTGTGTTAACATAAGGATGTAATTCTTTATATATCCAAGCATCATTTAACCAAACTAAATCTGACTTTCTTTTTCTTTGCATATTTTTAATTTGATCTTTGTCTAATTTTTTATCTTCATAGCCACCTGTTCTAGCCATTTCTTCTTTTTGTGAATTAGCATATTGTATTACATCATCACAAAACTTTGGTGTAAGTGCTGCAGGAAAATACCAATAGTAATTAGATATATTCATAAGTTATAGTTTGAACAAAGTTTAATGAATCTTTTTGATTGTTAGTTAAATAATACATACTAGTTGATGGAAACATTATAAACATATTGTTTCTTAATTCTATATCCCAAGATTTTCCCTTTCTTCTATTATCGTCATAATAAATTCTAACCATACAATCAATTGTGTTAATTCCATATAAACATGTATAATCAGGTGAGTTTCTTAAATCGACTGGATCAATATGCAATAAAGATTCTGTTTTTTCATTTGGAATATATGCGTTAGCCCATGAATCTTTATTAACTAAATTCATTTTATAATGTAATCTTATATAATCTTTCATATAAGTATTAAGCATGTCCCAACTTTTAGAAAATGTAAATTTTTTTTTATTATAAAAAGATTCCAAAATAGATTGAGATAATTGTAAAGAATTTATTTCAAAACCTTTTGGCATTGAAACATCACCATAATATAGAGCTTGTTCGCTTAATACTTTCTTTTGCATACCATCACCAGGTATATATTATTTTTAAGAATCTGTCAAATGAGATCTAGTTTCACTCAGGTCCCAGACTTGAGTTTCTTCATTCCAAACATAACACCAAATATGATGATAAGTGTAATCAGTATTTTCTTCGTTTTCCATCTGCTGTTCAGCTGTTAATGCTGGAGCATCACCGATTGGTGATTGCCATCTAGCTTCAGATAAATTTAATACCCAGCTTGGAAAAGGTTTTGGATTAATAAATATATTATTATCTGCGTCCCAGATATAATTTAAACCTGCGTAATTTCCTCTAAATGCTTTAGAGTCATCACCTGAATTATGTTTACCTTGTAATGTATTGTAAGATGTTTGAATCCACAAATGTGCAGGCCAATTATTATGTGTTTCTAAATATTGTTGACCTACTGATTCATCTTCAACGCCATCAGCGTTTAACATATCATTATTATTAAGTGTCAACACTTCAAGAACTTCATTATTTTCTGTTATTTTTGCAAAATGTGCCATTATTTAAATTTATACCTTATTATTACTATACCTGAACCACCGTTTCCATTATCAGCGCCACCACCGCCACCAGTATTCGCTTGAGCAGATGTACCGTTTTCACCTCCTCCTCCAACTTGATATGGAGCAGCTGGGGATCCACATATACTTGAGTCACCATCTATACCAGCTCCACCTCCAGCAAAATATCTTAAAGCTCCATCTGGACCTGAAGTTCCAACACCTGGTGCTGGATTAATTCCTGTTCCTGCTCCTATTCCACCCATTGAACTAAAACCACTGGGACGACCACAATAACCAATTTGACCAGCTGCAATAGCACCTCCGCCACCAGAACGTACAAATTGTGGAGTATTGGGTAAAGCTATAGGGGGTGATATATTTGCTGGAGGTCCACCTGGATTTCCTTGTGGTGGACTAACGGCAGGATCATTACCTGAACCTTGTGTTTTTGGAGCACCGGGTACACCACTTCCAACACCACCGCCTGAACCACCAGGGTCAGCAGCATATGGAGATGGACTTCCACCACCACCTGTTCCACCGCCAGTCGATGTAATTCCGAAAGTAGTTGAATCAACACCTGGAGCGCCTTTAACTGGGCTATTATTAGTTCCACCGCCAGCTGCTCCACCACCGCCCACAGTAACTGGATAACCTTGTGCTGTTACCGTTATAGCTGCGGCAGGGCTAGCTCCCAAAGGAGAGGCTGTATAACCTGAAGCTGCACCTGGAGATTCTCTATATCCCCCGGCTCCGCCTCCACCCGCATAAGAATGCCCCCCAGCCGCTCCTCCAGCGACTACTAAATAATCAACATCATTACCAATAGGATCTGGTGAAAGTGTATTTACTGTAAAAGTTCCTGGACCTGTAAATGTATGAATTTTATAAGCACCATCTTCGGTTATAGTTCCACCGGTAGCACACATACCTTCAAAACTACCTCCTTGTTGACCAAAACCTCTTCCCGATCCTGCTCCGAATGTTCCTATAAGTGGCATAATCTTTCTCCTCCTAAATTATTACGCAAACTGTGTTTGAGAAGCTAACGCTGTAAACGTAGCTGAACCAGTTTTTATAATTGTATATGAATAAACATCTAATGAGCTTGCGTTACCAGCACTTGGTGCTGTTCCACCTTGATATTCTGGTGTAATACTTGATCCATCAATTGTAACTGCACTGTTGTAATAAGGTGTTGAACCTTGTTTTACAATGTGGGCAATAGTTACAGACTCACCTGTGTCCATAATTGAGTCTAAAGATGTTGAGCCATTTCCTCTAATATTTAAAGTCCAGTTAGCTGCAGCATCTGTTGTGAAGTTCCACACAGCTTGTGTAAGAACATCATAGTTAACAGTTCCTGTAGCAGCTGTTGCTTCAGTTGTAACTTTTTCTGCAACACTTTGAATTTTACCTTGACCATTAAAAGTTGCTCTACCAGTTCCTTTTGGTGTAATATTTAAATCAATGTTAGCATCTCCACCAGTTGTTGAAATCTCTGGTGCATTACCTGTAGCTGCGTTAGCTACTGTGAATTCATTAACAGCTGATCCTGTAGTCGTAAATGTAATTTGCTGATTAGAGTTTTCATCAAGAATACCATGAGCTGTATCAATAATAATATTATTATCATTCGTATCTAAATCTGCTGAAAGTTGTGGTGAGTAGTCAGATGATAATTCTGTGAATGCTGTATCAACAACATTAGTACCATCAGAGTAAATCATTTTAGTACCTTTATCTGCCGCTGCCCAAGTTACACCTGTTCCTGAAGTAGTTTTAAAAGTTACCGCATGCATACCAGAAGTAGCATTATCTACTATAAATGTTTTTTCAATAGAATCAGGAATAACAACGTTAACTGCCCCTGCAATTGTACCTGTTAATTTTAATACTGCATTTTTACCGTTAGAAATAGCGCCGTTTGAAAAAGTTAAAGTTGCACCTGATGTAATACCAACTGCTTCAAAACCACCGATTGCTTGTTCTACGATTAATAAGTTTGTGTTTGTAATTTGTCCCCAAGTTCCTGAATTTTCTCCAGTTGCTTGTACTGTAAGTTTTAAACTAGCTGAGGTAGAATTTGCCATAATATTTTTTCTCCAATGTTCTTAATTTATTAAAAATTTTCTTAAGTGTCAAACACTTATTTATGCAGCGTTAGTATCAACCGGTTTCCATCCTGGAGGGTCAATTGGTGCTGTGCCTGGATCTACTCCGTTCCAAATCAATACATTTGTACTGTTTCCTAGTCCCATTGTCAACAAGTTTCCTGAAGGAATTACCTTACCAGTACCTGTTGCAGTTAATGTTCCAACGTTAGTAAATAAGTTAGTTAGACCTGTAATAGTAGGTATAGTATTTGCATCTAACACAGCTGTTCCTAAATTAGCTGATAAACTAAATGTAACATCTGGAACTGCTAAGAAAGTTCCATTACCCCATTTAGAGTTACCCCAAGTAGCATTACTCCAACCCATGGCTGTTAAAATTCTAGTAGTAGCATCACCAGTAATATTAAAATTACTTATTGGTGATAAATTCATAGCCATTGCTTGACCAGTAGCTGCTGCATCTGGTTCAGGGTCAACGCCTGAGAAATTTTCTAACATTGACATTGTCAATGTGTTTACTTGTTGATTACCATAAACCCCAAATCCCCAAGAAGATTTAAGACCCCATGTTGCAGCTGATGCAGCAGAAACTTCAGCCAATGTTATATTATCTCCAATCGCTGTTCCTAAAGATATTGACATTGGTGAACTTGAAACATTTACAACTGCATTGTCAAAACTTAAACTTATTCCTAGAGGGAAACCAGTTACAATTGGCCCTACTTTAATATTTATACTTTCATCACCTAAAGTTGTAGTTAATGCATTTCCAGTAAGAGTTAAATTAGAATCACCATCAAAAGAAATACCACCTGATCCTTCGGCTAAAGTTAAAACTTGGCCTGTTGGTTGTACAACTTGAATAGATGATCCCCATCCTTCGACACCCCAACCATCTGAGCCCCATCCTGTATTAATTTCGTTATCAATTATTACACTTGATTGAGCCATAGTCATAGCTTGACCTGTAGCTCCAACTTGTCCTCTTACACCCCACGCATTAACATTCCATCCTAGTCTTCCCCAACCAGCATTTATTTCTGAATCAATTAAAACTTGTGTGCTTAAAGCCATGGACATTGATTGTCCAAGTGGAAGAACAGTTCCAAAACCGTTCCAAATACCTGATCCCCAAGTATCTCTTCCCCAACCTGTTGAAGAAAAAGAATCTATTTGACCTAAATTTGCAGACATTGCAAAACCAGTTACTAATTGATTTCCTGTATTAACTGATCCCCATTCACCAACATTCCAAGTATTTGCACCCCAACCTGCACCAGGGAAAGCTACTTCATTTCCTAACTCTGTAGTTAATTCTTGTCCTGTAACAGAAATATTACTTATAAGAGAATTCCAAGCATTATCACTCCAAGGCAAAGCTCCCCATGTGTTTTGTGTAATATCAAATATACCACCCATACCAATGCCGTGAACATAACAAAGATAATAAAAATCTGTTTGACTTGATGGAGTTATTTCTACGTAACGAGTTGTGGCTGCGTTAAACGTAGTGGTGTTAGTGTAGTTTGCTTGATTGCTTGCCCCATCTAAATAATAAGTTACGCCAGAAGAAATTATCCCTGACGTGCTTGTGTTTGTAGAAAATATTAATGGATGATTATCATTGGTAGCTTCACTTTGTTCAAAACGCAAAGTAGAATTAGCAACCCAATCGACTGTACCAGGTCCTGTTGCATTTCTAACTCCGTCTAAATAAAATACATTACCTGTGCCACCGCCATACAAGTTTCCACTTGCTACGGTAACCGTGTAAGTTTTATTTGCCATAGGAGGTTACCTCCTATTTAACCAGAGATTCTTAAAATCGCTGCTGTTGATGTTGGCGCTGGAAACTGAATTGTGAAAGTTCCTGATGTAGCTGTTTTATCTGCTCCAAAATCTAGAACACAAACTGATGCATTAGTTGTATCAGAAGATGTGTTATAAATTAAAGCACCTCTAGCAGTTAACGTCACTCCAGTGAAAGATCTGTCTGCGAAGTCTGTTCTTGCAACACCTGCAGAAATAGAAGTTCCTGAATTAACAAGAAGACCACCACCAGAAGCGTATTGACCACTAGCACTAACTTCACCAGTTGCAGTGAAAGCAGTTGTTGTAGAAGTTAGAGTTGCTGTTGAAGAGTAAAGAGCTAATTTAAACTTGTCACCACCAGTTTGTTTGAAATTCATGTCAGCTTCTAAAAGCTGTTTTTTAAATGAATTACAAATTGCTTGTGTTATTGCCATAGTTTTTTCTCCTTATTTTCCTATTCGAGGAACACCACTTTGGTATTCATCCCGTCTTCTTCTTCCCATTTGTTCGATTGAGAAGCCTTCAACCACTTGTTTATACTTTTGTTCGTATAATTGCAAGAGGTCTTGTGGGCCTTTTAAAAATCCATAAGCCTCAACTAGGCATGCATATAAAAGTCCATTGGGAAAATTCAAACTTAAATATGTTGTTGTATTTGTACTCGATAATCCAGCATCTTTCAAGATATAATTTAACTGAATTGTGTAAGTCGCATCTGGAGTTGGAGCAAATACTAAATGATTTTTGTCCCACCAACTATAGTATTTTGGAACTCCTGTAGTTTCTAGATTGTTAAACTCTGACATAAAACTTGTATCTCTCCATTGTAAAAAATCTCTATTATTAGCTGAAGCAGTTCCATCAGAATCTATTATTTGAGCAGATCTAATGATTAATGCATTATCTGGAGTTTGAATAAATCTTGTGTTTACAACTAAATTAGCTGTTGCATATCTTCTATTATTATCTGAGTCTACATCTCTAAATATTCTAAACTCAGCATCTTCAATAATACCATTTAAAATAATATCTGTAAGAACTGTGCTTGATACTTCGGTGTAGTCTATAATTTTTTGTTTTAATTCTGCGTATGTCATAATTATAAATTTGTACTTGTAAAGTTATTATTAACAGGACCTGCGAGACAATTCAAGCCTCCTCCTGGTCCATATACATCTAAAAACAAAGTGCCTTCGTCATTCTCTTTTAGATTATAGCTATCAGCAATAGTTATTGTTGAAGGTTGCCCTGCTTGACTTTGAGTTGTTTCATTTAAAGAATCAACTAATCTTGCTCCAAATATTTTGGCTCCGGCATCATGGGAACTAGCTGTAGTATTTACGGGGCTAACTCCTCTAAATGGAGCATTAGTTCCTCTAACTAAACCAGATAATATTTTTGTACTAGAATCATAAGCAGTATACTGAAGAACTTCATTTTCAAAAAATCCTGTTGTAGAATTTATTTTTTCAATAACTACATAACCACCATTTGTATAGAAACCAAGATCATCAACTACAGTCATAGAAGTATCTGTAGAAGTTATATTAGAAGCTAAGGTTGTTGATAATTCTAATTCTTGAATACTTTTTTGAAGAGCAGTTGTGCTTGATGCTAAATTAGTTTTAATACTCATAAGTCTTACCACATCATTTACTAATATTCCACTATTAGGTTGAGTTACAACATAAACAGAACCAATACTAATGAGATTATTTGTAACAATAGGATTTTCTCCTAATAGATCTGGTGTAGGTAAAGGAGCAACTTGTGGTCTTGCTTTTTCTAAACCTTGTGGATCAGCTACAAATGGTTTTGGTTCTAATTGTGGTTGCTTACGTTCATACTCTGAATAATGTACAAAAGCTCCATTCCATTCTGTAACCATTTCTCTCCACGGAAAAGCTAATCCGCTTCGATCAGAAATTGCTAAAGCGTGTTTCCCTTTTGCAAACTTTGCCATTATATCTCCGGGTAATAAGTTTTAGGTGAGATGTAAACACTTGCTGATGAACCATCTTCTTCTAATGCTCTTTGTAATTCATCTTCATAAAGTAATTTCATTTCTTGAGTTCTTTGTGGTGCTTTTTTTTGTGATATGTAATAAGCTAAACCTGCACACATACATGGTACAAATCTATTAACCACATCTGCTTCATTAGTATATTTACCTGCATCTTGTAATCTTTGTAAATAATAAAAATATATAAAGTCTCCAACTTGAGAACTTCCTGGAGTTAAATATAAAGTAACACTTACTCTATTTATAAATCTTTGTACCCAATATTGAGAGGGTTGACCTGTAGCAGTTTTATTAGAAAAAGCTGAATACTGTGATCTGTTTACTTTAGATAAAGGTGAATCTACATTTAAAGAAGTTCTGTAACTAGACTCTAAAAGATCAGAAGCCATATTTACAAAATTATTTACTGAATCATTTTGATCATGGGAAGCAGCAGTTGTATCATCTATTCCTCTATCTGTTACAGCTGAAAGAAGTAAATTATTAGCTGAGATAGAACTGTATTGTATTATTTCGTTATTAATTTTTATTTTTCCAGAGTCAGGCATCTGGGCTACAGAAGCAACTGGAATAGTTGTAGCTGTAGAAGTAATTGCAGCAGTTAAAGTAGTTGTAATTCCATCTGAAGCACCATCACTAGGTGATCTAAAAATTACATATTCATTCTGGCCATTAACTAAACTAAAAGCATGTTCTCTAACTTGCCAAAAATGAACACCTCTATTGTCCCATTCTTGAAGCATTATATTTAATGATCTTCTAGCAGAACGTAAGTCATTACCCGAGTAATCAAAAAAACCTAATCTTTCAAAAGCTTCAGTTATAATATCATCGATCGAGAATGTTTTCTCGAATGTAGTTGTGCCTGAAAAAGCCAAGTTGCCTCCTACGAGTTACTTCCGCCGCTATGAAACACAGTAATGGCAGTAATCTGTTCTGTAGTAAAACCTGAAACTACTGAAGTTTTAAATAAAATTGGTACAGGGAAATTAATTGTCATATCGTGAATATGAGCACCTTTATTTAATTTTACTTTTGAAGTTGAACCATCGCTAAGTTCTAAAACACCAGCTTGGTTTGGTCCAGATACATGAACGCCATATACTCTAGTTCTTCCTGTTTGAACAGTTTTAGTTTCAGTAGTTACGTTAGTTGCAACTCCTTCAATTGCTGATCCAAATGTTGACATAATTTATCTCCTTAAAATTTATATGTGGGGCCGAAGCCCCACACTAATTATTATTAGTAACCGCTTGGTGTTAACGGGTTTCTGTTACCACTGTTAGCAGCAGTACCAGTCCAGTTTTGTAAGTATTCTACAAATACTCTAGCTTGACCAGCAGTTGCAGAGTTAGCAATAGTGATACCAAAAAGTTCAATATCAGTTGCTCCAACTTGCCATCTGTTAGTTGCAGATTGTGTCATCTCAATTGGTCCAATAGCTCCAGCTGCAACGTTAGCTGCTGCTGTAATATCGACTGCATTATCTGCACCATCTCCAAAAGAAATAGTTGTTGTGCTTGAGTTAGCAAATAGTTGTTCAATTAACATAAATACTCTTGTGATTTGTGAAAATTTAGGAACAATCAAACCTGTTGCTGTAGCCGTAGTTGTAGAGTGAGTCATCACTGTAGAAGCAACTGAAAGTGTAGGCACAGCGCCTACGTTTCTTATGTCGTCTCCAAGTGTAACACCAGTTGTATTTAATATCGTTCCCGATCTTAGCGGTCCCGAAAATGTAGTTGTAGCCATAATTTATCTCCTTTTCCTAGTTATTTAATATGGTCTCTAGGCCGTTAGACTATACGCAACCCATATTAAATATAATAAATGTATAGTGAGTTTTTATACACTAGTTTTAAGTAGAGTGCAAGAGAGCCTGTAGTGTGGAGTGAATTTTTCCAACGATGTAGCTTTTTGTTTAAGTAGCTACGGAAACTTGCGGAGCAGAGTCTTCAACTTTATTACGCATGTGTTCTCTTTGCGCTTCTGCCATCTTAATATGACTTAAAACATCTCGAACTTTTCGATCTATCTTAACCATATCGAGAGTATATCTACCCTCTTTAAGATGCTCTTGCTCCCACTGTAAATCTAGACCCCTCTTTTGTTGGTAAAGGTCCTGTAAGTGTTGCATCATTTTTTCCATCGATAACTTCCTCATAAGTTATTCTGTTAATCTTGTTATCATAAGATATTCCAAGATATTCCCAAACTATACTTTTTTCTCCCAACTTGTCAAGTATAGCTTGTTCTAGTGAGGCTGGGTTATCATTAGTCATAACATTAAATTTAGCGTGATGATCATACGCCCAGATATTTACTAGAAATTCTACCATTATTGTTTCTTTCATGTAATTGTGGCGAGACTATGTCCCGCCACAAAAAATTACGATTAACTTGCTCCTGAAGATCCGAAGATACCTCTATAGTCAGATACACCGAATCTGTATCTTTCTCTAGCTTTGTATCTTACGTTTCCAGTATCAAAATCACCTTCCATTGCTGTTCTAATAGGTGTTCTTTCAAAATACTTCATTCCGTTAGGAACATCAGTAATGAAGAAGTACGCATTAGGATCAGTTAAGAAATTGTTCACTCTGTAACCTTGAGGAACCATTCCCATAGAAACAATTGCATTGATATCGTTATCAGCAGTTTGTGTTCTACCTTGAGACTTCATAAGTCTTTCAGCTTGGAATTGAAGCTCAGAAGGAACGATCATTTTCATTCCTCTAGCAGCAATTTTAAGACCTCTTTCGTCAGTCATTGCAGCGATGTCAATTAAAGACTGCTCCAATGAAGTTTCGTTAAGGTCAGCCTGTGTAGCCAAAGTGTTTGACACAACTCCAGCGATCGTTGGGTGGTTTGTAACAAATAAGTTACTACCATCACCAGAAGTAAAACTACCTCCAGAGAAACCATTGATCAATGGATTTACTGATTTGATTTGTTTAGTGTTCGCCATAGATCTAGCTAACGCTTTTGTATATCTAGACGCAAGTCTATCATACAGGTTGTCCTCAATCGCTTCTTCAGTGATTGCGAACGCTAGCGCAACAGTTTCCATAGTGTATCTAGCTGTGTAAGTCTCTTGAGCATTGTCAAAAGTTACGCCAGAACCTTCAGGTTTAACTGCAGCATTAGCAAAACCAGATAACATAACTTCTTCTTCAAACGCTCTGTCTGAAGTTTCTGTTACATAGATCTCAGCATGCTGATTCTCATAACGTTTATATTCCAGTCCGAATAGTGCATTCAGGCCTGGTTCTAGTTCTTTAACTAGTTGTCCTCGTGATATAGCCATTTTTTATCTCCTATTCTAACTATTATATTCCTGCCGTAGCAGAGTTGTATATGTGTTCGTTAATCATCACTACCCAATTAACATGACCAGAGCTTATATCGCTATTGTCGATGTTAGTTGATGGTCCCATGATTTTTAACTGACCACTTGTTGTTGACAACGTACTATCATCTAACATTGAGTTAGATACAAAGTTTGCTGCAACACCAGCTGAAACAACGATATCCGCATTCATGAATACATCAGTTTGCAATGAAGCAGTTGATATATCAGTTTGGATCTCGAATCTTTCATATGGATCATCGCTTACAAAAGCAGCTATATCAGAAGCGTTAACTTGTGAATAGTGATTTGCAAACGTTGGTTTACTTGTAGTCGGATCAGTGTAGAAAACACCATTAAGTGTTCCAAGTAATCTGTCACCTGCTGCTGCATGCTGGATAGTTCCAGATGCCAGTGGTTTTACAGCGTCTTGAAAGTAAATAGTAGTCGTGTTATTCGCAGCGATACTATATTCACTTAAACCTTGGTTGTCTCTATTTTGACCAACTTTTCCGATCGCTCTTAGACCGAAAGGTTCGTTTTTATTTGCCATAGAGGCCTCCTTATAAATGTACCTGCCCTTGCGGGCCTCCAGTACGGGTTAAATGAACTTTAATGGTTTAGAAATTTTTTAAGATTTCTTTGAGCCACCAAAAGTTACACGAGTCTGTCTATCAATATCGATAGGCATACTTGGATGCTCTTCCTTCATAAGATCATTGTCCATAGCTTCAACTTTATCATTATGCTGTTTTGCATAATATTGCTGTCTCTGCTTCATAATCTCTTCAGGTATCCTAGCGAGCAGTAGGCCGCCAACTCCGATCACTCCTGAGTATTTCCCATCTTCAATAATTGGGAATTGAGTATCTGGGTATTCATCGCCACGAACTAATTCGTATCCTTCTCTTAACGAGGCAGATATATTTTTCGTGTCTTGAAATCCCATTGACTCAGCTCTAATCCATCTATGTAAAAAACCTGATGGAGCAGGTGGTGAATCTAAAGGTGATGGTGGAGACCAAACTTTTTTTTGAGCTGTTTTTTCTCTAGTTTGACTCGCACGTGAGGTCTTCTTGTCTATTGTATTATCCATATGCTTATCCCTCCTTCGTGATATTTAATTGTTTCGCATACTCTTCGAGTGGCACACCTAATTTTTTGGCGATTGTAACCTGTGATGGTGTGAGCCTCACAGTTTTGCGACCAGATTTGGTACTTCGCTTCGCCGAAGCTACTGTTTGTACCGGAGCAGGTCGTATATCTTCTCCAGAACTATTAGTATTACCAAATTTGTGCGGAAATTCAAGTCTTATTCTTTTATCTATTTCAGAATAATACTCGTCACTCGATGGGTCAAAACCTTCTTGTTCAGTTAACTTTTTATGAAGATCAAAGGCTGTATAAGTCATAGCTGTATCTTGACCAAACCATGAATTTTTTTCACTCCATGCTTCAGCTTTAGGATCAGGGTTATTTTGAGCCGGTTGTTGTCTTCTTAAATTAACTTCGGGTTTTGGTTGTTTTTCTAGAGTCTCTCTAGCGAGTTTGGCTTCTTCTAGCCTAGCTTTTTTAACTCCTAACTCAGAGATAGAAGCCATTGCATCTGCTTCAGCACTTAGATCATTTGCTTCTCTAGCTGCTGCAAGTTTTGCTTTTGCGGCTTCAACACCTGAAGTAATACTCTCTTCAGACACAGAAAGAAAATTAGGTTCTATTTTTTTTAATTTTTCTTCTGTTACTTTTTTCTCTTTGATAGTTCTTTCAGCATAAGATAAAGCCTCATCTTTTTGTCTTTCAGCTTCTCTCCACTTTTTAGTTAATTTAGCTATCCTTTTTTGTACACTATCACTGTACTGTTCTAATTCTTCTTTATTCTCTTTCTTGTCATCTAGTTTGACTTCTCTTTCATTCTCATAGGTCTTATCCTCTGCTGGAACAGGTCTTACAGCGGGATTTTCTTCTTTTATTTCCGGCTGCTCAATCTCTGCAACATCTTTTTCTTCAGGGACATCAACGTCCATTGCTGGACCAGAGGTATCGATATCTACTGTTTTTTTCACTTCTTCAGTGTCTGGCATAGTTCCTCCTATGTTTGTTAATATTGATGAAGTATATCTTCAGGGTTATCGATTGTAGCTAATACTTCATCATCGTTTAGCAATCTAACTTCACCCCCGTCAATTTGTATACGGCTCCCTGCATATCTTGCAAAGACAACCCAATCACCTTTTTTACACCAAGGTCCTTCAGGGAATTTTTCTTTGTCATAACAATGTGGTCCCATTGCTAGAACCAAACCGCATTGAGATGCAACTTGTTGTTTCTCTAAAGTATCTTGTCCTAAAATTAATCCACCTTTAGTTTTTTCTTTCATCTTAAAAGGGAGAAGTAACATTCTCCAACCAGTGGGTTGAGGTAATCTATCTGACTCTTTTGATTTTAATCTATCGTAAGTTTTTTGTTCTTTATCTTCTACTTCTTTTTTTTCTTTTTCGTATTTGTCAGCCAAAGCATATTTAATCTTTGGTGGCTCCGAATTTGATAACGCTTCCTTTTTCATTTTGCTCCTTCTTATTTAGCAGGTTAGAGATATCCTGTGATATTTTATAATAGGCATGTGCCTGTCCCATCATATACTTATATTTTTCCATATTGTCAACACTACCAGCAATCATGGCATCTCCAATTTGTTGATATGATTCTTTTAACTCTCTTTGTATTTTAGTTATTATTGCTAGTTCGTCCATTTTTCTTTTTTCCTTTCTTAGGTTTTGATTGTAGTGCTTTTGCAAGTCCTTCACAAAAAATGTCTAATGCTCCAAAAAATCTATATATAAATCTATCTAACATTTCCATCTTTTTCTAGCTTGTCTTAATCTTGAATTAGGATCTTTAGCTGCTTTAGGAAATTTTTTCATTTGTCCAGCACTTCTAGCACAATATGATTTACGTCTATTTGCATCTTTAGAACCAGGTTTTACTTTACCTGTTACAGCTGTTTTTAATTTTGATCCAGGATTTTTTCTTCTATAAGCAGCTACACCTTTAGCTGTCATACCTGCACCAGATTTTGTCGATCTAAAATTTTTTTTATTTCTAGCAGGCATGTTATCTTGTTTTCTCATACTATCTTTTCTTAATAACTTTTTTTAAAACCTTAGCTTGACTTGCGTGTAATTTAGAAGCTTTTTTTAAACCTTTAATTACTTTTTTTATTTTTTTTGTTTTGTTTTTCATCATATTAAACCTCCCATGCTGACTTTTTTTCTTTTAGTAAATGTTGAAACGTTTGTTGGTTTACCGCCTGGATTACCGGCTGCTCTTTTTCGTTTGACAGCACTCGCCTTTTGCGAGCTTGACATCCGTGTGGCTTTTGCAAGTGGGACGCATTTCGGATATTTCCTTTTCGAGCCTTTGCTTCTCCCGCAAGGTTGATACTTCCCGTTTTTCTTCGGAGCTCCAATGTCTACCCATTTGTCTTTCACCCATTGTCTTAATCCCTTCTCGGCCATTAGACATCAACCATCATCGTTAAATCTTCATCAACGATTAGACCTCCGTTAGCGGCTTTTTTTCTTTTACCTTTTTTACCACCTGGAGTAATTTTACCAGAGCAAACACCGGACGCATACATGTTAGCATATGCAGAAGGGTAAACTTTAAATTTTCTTTTAGCGGCTGCTTTGCCTTTTGCACAGAGTTTAGCCATTATATTAATCCTTTGTAATATTTTTTATAACTAGGGTTACCAACTTCTACTCCACCAAGATCTCCTGAAATGTAACTTCCATTATAATCTCTTTGAGCTTGTCTAACCATATCATTTTCTCCAGAACCTTTAGAAAAAAATTTTCTACCTTTAAGAGCCTCTGTTCTTGCATCAGGTTTTTTAACTTTTTTCTTCTTCTTACCAGACATTTGCTGAATAAGTTTCTGAAGTTTTTGTTTTGACATTATCTAATCTCGCAACCTTTTCCTCTTATCGCTGCACCAGCAGAACCACCATTAGATCTTAATTCTCTAACGACTCTTTTTTTTTCAGCTTTAAGATTTCTTTTACCTTTTTTAGTATATGCTTTTTCTGCATCTACTCTTCCAAGCTCTTCAAGTCTGTTCATTCTTTTAGTGTTCTTTTTAACTCTTCCACCTTTTTTTAGACCAGGCATTTTTTTTTGAGCTTCTATTATCATCTCGTTAAGTTTTTCACCTTTAGTTTTTTTTCTAGTTCCTTTTTTAGTTTTTTTATTTTCTTCAAGAAACTTTTTTTCTTTTTCATCGGTGTCAACTTTAACTTGATCAGGTAAAGAATATTCTTTAGTTTGACCCATTGTTACTCTAGCCATAATACTACCTATTTATCTTCCCGCTTTTTTTAGCTTTAGAACCAAACTTACCATAAGACTCATTAGCAGAAGCTTTTAATTGTTTTGCGCTTCTTTTCTTTTTAATTCTCATAGCAATAGATTCGTCTTTTCTATCTTTGTAACCTTGTTTCTTTTTCTTAACAGAACCACCTTTTTTATACATAGCTCCGCCTTTCATACCCATGTCGTCTTTGTAAAAACCAGACTCCATATCTTTTCTTTTAGTTGACATTCCGCCACCCATTTTTCCAACACGTCCACCTTTTTCAAATCTGAACTTTGCTGGTCTTATTCCGTTTTGTCTCATTTTTTTCCTCCGTTTTTAAAAATTTGTGTACCCTTTATACCAAAAATACTACCCACGACAAGGATCCACAATGTCGAAAACCACGTAGGCAGTGACGCAAAATGTTCGAAGAAGATTTTTACCTTCTCCATAGCAACTGGATTGTCACTAAAGACTCCCCAGGCCAGCACAATGATGGGCGCTGAGAGGATTAATAAAACGAATTCATCCTTGTAATCGTTTTGACGTGCCTCTAGCAATTTTCCCTGGTAAGCTTCCTCACCACGAGCTTGTCGTTCAGCGTGCAATAGCTGTGCATCAGACATTGCGACTTTTGCCTTCTGCTTGTTAGCATAAATTTTACTACCAGCAGAGACGGCTAATTTGAGTGCCGAAATCCACATGTTAGTACCAAGTTGCTGTTTTCTTTTTGTCTTTTAGCATTCTTTTAGTTCCTCTAACCTCAGTTTTGTCTCCAGTTGGTATGTAATTTCTTGGCATACCCGCCGCTGTAGTTACAGATCTAGGGTCCAACTCTATATTTTGAGAAGGAATTCCTATTTCTTCAGATGCTACAAAAAATTTATCTTTTTTGTTCATAGTTTCTCCTATTTTTTCTTCAACTTCTTTAATGTTATAGCAAATCTTGCTCTTTGTCCAAGCTTTCCTGGTTTTTTAGCTGCTGCTTTTAGTTTTGATGCAGGAATTGTTTTACCTTTTTTAATTCCAAGGGATTTTCTTAAAGATCCTGGTTTTTTTATTGCTTTTTTAATATTTAGTTTAGCCATTTTATCTATTTTCTCCTTCATACCTTTCAATCTCTACACTTGGCATCATTTTATCAACATTTGGTATTGATTTACTAAGAATTGTTTTTTCAATCGAAGTATCAGCTCTCATTTTTGCTAAATCTTCTTTTTGTTGTAGGTCATCTTTATGTTCACGTTGATTCATCATCGCTTTCATACGATCAAGGTTGATTCTTTCCTGACCTTCTTTTCTTTTTCTCTCATTATCTTGTGCTCTAAGGTCTAATTCTCTTGCTCTTAACTTAGCAATTGGATCATCACCAAAACCAGAGGTAACTTCTCTTTCTTCTTTTAAAAATTCTTCCATCATTTCAGCAATCAAGACAGCTTTTCTTGATTCAATTTTTTGACTTAACTGTTGAGCCTGTTGTGCAATTTGTGGATTGTTTTGAGCCATCTGACCCATTTGAGCTAACTGTTGTAACTCTTGTGGGAACTCTAATTCAATTTGTTCTTGAGACATTAGACTAATATGTTCAAAAATATTTTTTTCCATAGCAGCCATAACTACAGGGTTGTTTCTTGCAATGTTAGTTGCCATAAAATTTAAATGTGAAGTTATATGTGCTCTATGATCTTGGCCTGGAAAAGCTTGAAAATTTTTACCACTTAATGCCATGATGTTTTCTAAACTTGGATCAATAGGCTGTGGTTGCTGAGGCTTATTTAATAATGTGTCAATATCTTTTACACCTAATGCTTCATACATATTTCTATACGCTTGATACATATTATGCATTTGCGGATTAGAGGTTGCCAGCTGCAACTCTGTTTGTGCGAGGGAAATACGCTGAGTTTGAGAAAAGATGTTGGGATCAGCAACTGGCAGTATATCTACCCTATCATCAAAGTCTGTTTGTTTAACTGTTCTTTGACCCCCAACTACGTCATACGGATATTCCGGTGGTAGATATAACTTGAATACTCTTCCTAACAATTTAAATTCTTGTTTTAATGAAGAGTAAATTCTTTTGTGAATAGCTGACATTGTTCTACTGCCACGTTCTAATAAAGCAACTGTAGTTCCAACTGCAGCTTGTTGATTACCATCACCAACTTGTAAATCAGCAATCGATGCAAATCTTTGACCCGCATTAACTACTATACCCATTAAGTTTAATAATGTAGCTGATGGTTCTTTAAATGGTAACATCATAAATGAATCTTTTAGATTCCCACCTGGTGCATCCACGTCTCTAAATTCACCTGGTTGAATTGATTGTGCATCATCTCTAATTCTAATACCACGCATTTTAAATCCAGCTGGTAAGTTAGATAAAGTTCCTGCATCTAATAATTGACGGAGTGCTGCAGTTGCAGTTCTGCTTAATCCGCCAATCATGTGGATTAGACCAAAGCCATAAAACCCTAGTCCTGGAAGAAACTTAAAATGAGTAAAGTAAGGAATCTTAGTTTTCTCTGCATCACCTATTTCATAGTTACGTCTAATAGATAAAATATTTCTTGTAGATTCATCTACTGTTACTATGTATGGAATTTTAATTCCTGAAGGTTCACCTGTATTTTGATCTTGATCTTCAAAACCTTCAATATCTAAATTAACATGACATTCTAAAAGAGTGTAAACATCATCGTCTTGAGTTTTTCTTTGACCCTCTAATTCTCTCTCTTTTTTCTCAACATCATCTTCAACTTGTCTAGGATCACCTAAATCAATATCTAAATAAAATCCCGCAACTTGTTGTTTTCTTAATTCGTTCTTAGAAATTTTTACCCGATGGATGATTGCCTCTGCATCGTCTAATGAGGTAGCCGTGTAGGGTACAATCAAATCATCTGCCGGTACGAACTTTGAGGTAGCTTTTTTAGTTAACTCATCATAATAAGTTTTCTTAAAAGCTGACCCTGCTAATGGAAGATAAAATAGCAGTTGATCAAAGTCGGGCTCATAGTCTTTCATTTTTTCCATGAGCTCGTAGTTCATAAAATCTTTAACACGTTGTGCTTGTTTAGTTTTCTCTTCACTAGGTGCACCAATTACAGCTGTTCTAACTGGACCATCAGCTGGTAATAATTCTTTGTAAGCTAACGCTTGGAACTGAGTAACCGCTTCTGCTAGAACTGGGTGAGTTGCACCTGAAGCTCCTTGGAAAGGTTCGGTTCTCATATCATATTTAAAACCTAATAAATCTAAACCTTGAGTATAAGAACGTTCCCATTCTTTTCTACCCATTTGATAATCTTGATATTTTTGAGAAAGGTCTGCACCCATTTCATCTAAAACATCTTCTGGTAAAAATTCTGCTAAGTTAGCATAATGCTCATCACCACCTTCTGGTTGAGCGGCTTCAGGATCAAAATCTATTTGTACTGATCCATCTTCTAATTCTGTTGTTTCAATGTCCCCTGGTGCCTGTTCCTTTTCGACTAATTCCTGTTGAACAGCTTCTTGTACTATTTCTTCACCGGGTATTACTGCACTACCTCTTGGTCCTTGATTTAGGGACTTGTCTATCTTGTCTTCCATTTTTTATTTTCTCCAGTTTTACTGTCTTAACAGTATTATAGTTAATATTCAACCCTTGAGGCGTGGGTCCTGATTCAGGCGGCAGGAGCCATTTCTTAGGGTATATATTTTTACGTATTGTCATTCAGTTCTTTCTTCTATCTCTGGTAAACCAATACGACCTTCTGTAATTTCACTTTGTTTTTTTATATAATTGTCGTAGAAATCTTTTCGGCCTTTAATAAACTCAAGACCTTCTTGCATTGTAAGAACACCTTCAGTAACAGCTTTGTCTAATTCTTTTTGTATTAAATCTACAAGAAAAGCATTAGAAGATTTTCCAGTTCCATATACACCTTGTAATAAAGTGTCTGCTTTGTTTTTAAATTGAACTGCGCTGTAAGGTTTTTTTGGTGGAGGAGATCCTTCAGAAAAATTCTCACGCCGTGTGAGATATGCCATCATCTCATTGTACTCGTGGAGTTTCAATTTAAACTCCTAAGATTGCTGCTAGACCGCCTGATTGTTTATTATCTCTTAAAGCTTTAAGATCATCAGCTCCGATGCTTCCGTCTCCGTCCACATCTAATTTAACTTGACCTCCAACTAAATTTCCGCCAGCTAAAGTAATTCTAGTTTTATCATCTTCAACTAATTCTTTAACTACTTCCATTCCAGGATCTCTAGCTGTACCCATACTCATTTCATAAAACTCTTTTAGTTCATCTAATGAGTTTGGTTTACGACCTTTTAATTTAATAAATTCCATTACAACTTCTTCAATTCTAATTTTAGGATCGATAGATGCTTGATCATTCATTGCTTGATCTCTAAATTGTTCAAAAGACATAGGATCTTGTCCCATCTCTAATACTTCAAATCTATATTTATTATATTCGTCTTCTAATAAAGGATCTCTATCAGCCATTTGCATGATGCCTGAATCCTGAGCCTTGACTTGTTCACCATAGGGAATCCCTTGGTCTTTCATTAACTCAATTTCAGAAAGATCATCTTCTTGAAATTCTTCTACTTCATCACCTGTTGAATACATATTTCTCATAATTCCTCCATTTGCTTTTTTATTAGTTCTTCTCATGGCTTCCTTAACAGCTTCACCAAACTCAAAACCTTCATTGTCCATTAGGTCTTTAACTATTTTTGACATTTCTGATTCTGTGTATTCATCCATAATTAATAATAAACCTTTTGTGTTTTAACAACTTCATCATCCTTATAATCTTCAGGGTGTTTAATTAAACCTCCCTGTCTAAATCTCATTACAGCTTGAGTCATAGAATCCACCAAGTCATCATGGTCTCCATAAGGAAAAGCTGCACATTCCTCAATGACTTCTTGTGCGAAGTCCATTTCTTTGGGCGCCCATATCAGCCCCGACTCAAAGAGCGGTGACACTGCGTTTACCCTCGTGTGTTTATCATTACCACGAGATGGTGAGAAATTTATAACAGGTATTCCCATCTTACGCAACTCATAAGTTAATGGTAGTCCTGATGCTTTACTTTCAATTATAACTGTTTCAGGATTCCAATATCCATACTGTTCCATAGCAATACGTCTTAGTTCAGGAAATTCATAACGACCTTTTAATGCATCAACTAATATTAAACTTGGTGGTGAGTCTTCATTTTCTTGAAACACGCCCCAAGTAGTAATAGCAGAGTAGTCAGCAGTTTCTTTTTTCATGAAAGCTGTATCATAAGATTGTATAATATGTTGCAACGGAGGCATTTCATCCTCTTCCCAATCTTTCCACCATTCACGTTTTATTAATGCACCTTCTTCTGAAGTAGGATTTTGCATATACTGCGCATTCCATTTAGTCAGGGGAATACTAGCTTTAACAGATTCTAAATCATCTAACTTCCAATACTCTGGCCAAACAGGTTTACCTGATGGCATTATAGCAGGGAACTCTACAACTTCCCATTGATCAGCCTTAACTCCTTTTTGAGCGTTTAACAATCTACCAGTTAAATCTTTTTGATTCCATCTTGTCATTATAACAACAATTGATCCACCAGGTTGAAGACGTTGTCTAGGTCCTGATGTATACCACTCGTAAGTTCTATCTAATGCTTGATTGTTCATGGCATCTTGTTCAGTATGTGGATCATCAATAATTAATAAATCAGCTCCCCTTCCTGTAATAGCAGAGCCAACACCAGCAGCATAGTATTCACCACCTTGTTCGGTTTCCCATTTACCAGCAGCTTGAGAATCAGGATTAAGTCTAGTTTTAAAAACTTGTTTGTATTCTGGTGAATCCATTAAAGATTTTGCTTTACGGCCAAACCTTACAGATAATTCAGTTGTGTTAGTTGATTGAATAATTTTTAGTTTAGGGTTACGACCTACCATCCAGGCAGGCAAAAGATAAGAACCAAATTCAGACTTGGTATGTCTGGGTGGCATATTAATAATTAATCTTTTAATCTTACCTTGAGCAAGTCTATCAAACTTGTTAGCAATTTTTTGGTGGTGTTTACCTTCAATAAAGTCAGGCCAAACATGCTTTACAAAATCCATAAAGTTATTTTGTATACCAGCAGTCTTTTTCTTTTCTCCGTATTGATTAGCTAGTAATGAAAATTCTCTTCTTACATCAGCAGGTAATTTGTCGAAGTTCTTTAGTTTATCTTTATTTATCATTTGAAAAAAAATTTCTGCAAAATTTTTACACTATTTTTTCATAAAGTAAAAAAGTATTCCAGGGTTACGAATCTATGAAACCTTGCATATATACGATCTATTGGGACCCCTTTAAAAAAAAACTAAAAAACCTTTTTGTAAAAAAATCAAAAACCGCCCGGCGCCTGGTACCTCTATTGATTAGCCTGGCGTACAACCTGTAGTTGTATAGATCTCCAGTTTAGAATGGTTCTAATGTGCACCTCCCCACTTCGTTACGTGGTCTCCATGGTTATTGGCGCACAACTTATAGTTGTGCAGAGCAAATTAATAACCGGTGTTTCTCTGCACAACCCGGGCCGTTACCCTGACCCAGCGGGATACCATGGCGCACAACCTGTACATGATAGTTGTTGTGCGCCTAGTTACTAGTCTAACAGAACATAGTATTCTTTAATAAAATTCTTTTGAAACCATAAACGACCCTTATTAAATAGGGTCCAATTTTCTGTGCGCTCCGCTCCAATGATTGTATCATAGATAGCCACCGCAAATGCTGGAAGCTTGGCGCTAGCTTGAAATGTCTCATCACTGAAACGGTTCATGATGGTCATCATCTTAGTTGGATCCGCTCCAAAATAACATTGATCAAATGGTTTTGGTATAGCGTAGCTTATGCTGTTATGTATTATATTCATTATGTCCTTTCTGTTATGTTCCCAGTATATCCTATATTAATTAATCTGTCAATAGTTAAATTCCAATTGCTTGAAAACTCTTCTAGGATTTAATCTAGATTGTTTTGCGCTTGTTAAAATCTTATTGACAATGTCAAGAGTTTCAAAACTACAAAACCCAAAATGACCGTCACGTCTTTGTCTGAGTACAACTAAATTAAGAGCAGTTAAGCCATTAAACATTTCTTTAATTTTATCTAGTCTAGAAACCATACCTCTTCTTTTAGCTTCTCTAGATAAAACCTTGATTACTTTTTTACTTTGTTTATCCATTTTATTTCTACTTTCTTTTTGTTTGTTAAACATATCCTACTATATCCTATATTAAAATAAAAGTCAACCCCTTAAATAAAAAAAAATACAACCTACAGTTTAGAATGATTCTATCTTGCAATACAACCTCTGGTTGCCTGAATCTTAGATATTATATCCCGGCCTCCCACCCCTAGTGTATAGGATAATTTAGGATATGTCAAGATAATTATTTATTTTTATTTTGGTCCCTGCCTCATTGTTGCCTTATTTATCCTATACAATCCTAATATGTTTAATCTAACAAAACGAGGTAAAAAAAATATGAGTAGTAGTTTGGAAACGCTTAAATATGTCAGGGATTTAACAACCGCTGGTAATTCTACAATGGATATAATTAAATTGCAAAAAGGTTTAATTGATTTATTGGCAAAAAGAATATCAATACTTGAGGACGTTGTATTCAAAGACGTTAGAAAAAATGAAAGTAATAAAATATGAATGATGTAAATTTAAAAAGAATAGCGGATGCCCTGGAGGAAATTCTTAGACTGGTTAAAGAGGACCAGGACAGATCAAAAAAATATATGGAGGACAGAAAAAATGACTAGTTTTGAATTTTACTGCATCGCCACATTTTTTGGTTTGATAATGGGCTTAGCGGTTACAGCATGATAGTTAAAGACGCTTTAAAAATTACAGACTCATTTACAAAAACTTCTAAAATGCCGGGACTATCTTATAGCCTCCCGGCGTGGGAATGCAAAACAGGTTGGAAGCTGGCTCAGGTCCCGGGCACGCCCTGCTTTAGCTGCTATGCTAAAAAAGGAAATTACACCCGGTACCCAGCAATTAAAGCTGCGCAATATAGAAGACTCAAAGCAATTGAAAACCCGCTTTGGGTTGAAGCCATGGCGGCAAGAATTAAAAACCAAAAATGGTTTAGGTGGCATGACGCCGGGGATGTTCAAAGCGTTGAGCATATGCAAAAGATTTTAGAAGTTGTAAGATTGACACCCGATACCAAACACTGGTTACCGACTCAAGAGCGCCAATTTTTACCGGACCCAAAAGATGTTCCTGATAATTTAGTTATAAGATTATCAAGATCTAAAATAGACGGCCCGAGCTCCAGCACATGGAGCCATGAATCAGGGGTTACAACTTCAAACAATAGAACCTGCCCGGCTCCGGACCAGGGCGGCCAATGTAAAGATTGTCGTAAATGCTGGGACAAACGAGTTCAAACTGTGGTATATGGTAAACACTAAAGAAAGGAAAAAATGATAATAAGAGATATAATAGAAATAGAAAAGCACTTTGCAAAAAACAAAAAAACGCCCTGCGATATTGTTGAAGCTTTGGAAGAGGTAAGATATTCGGAGAGTAAGGGGAAAGATATTAAGGTTGGAGATATGCACCTCACCCATTACATACGAAGACAATTAAAAGATGAGCGGGCGGATGATGAGACCATTAAGAAGCTTAACAAACAGATAAGAGAATTTAAAAATTTTATAAATAAATTATAATGCACGTATTTAAACACCCAAAATATTATCAGGAATACAACCGGCGAGCGAAAAAATTTCAAGAAGAAGAAAAGGCCCGGAAGCAAAGCTCAAGCAACAAGCAACAAGCCAGTGAGGAACAAGCCTCAAGCTACAAACGCTCAAGCCACAAGCAGCAAGATTGAAGTCCTTGGGCCAGGGGCTCAAGCTTCAAGCCACAAGCATCAAGCTCCAGGATTTTAGATCCTTCATAAAGTTTTACAAGGTTAAGGGAGACTGCCTTGGCCAAGATAAATGTATTGTTCGGATGTTTCACGTGAAACGCAAATTGATGTGGTGAGAAGCGTAACTTGTTTGTTGTTGTAGCTTTTAACTCCAGTGTAAAAAAGTGCCCACTAGGATTATAACCCAATAGATCGGGAGTACCAAAAGCACCGCTATTTTCAAGCCTTGTCCACGATATTTTAGGTGTAGATTTCTTAAGTTCATGCCATAGTTTCCGTTCAGGTTTGACTGACATTTTTACTACTACAACTTCTTAAGGACCTTGCCCATTTTGAACTGTTCAGGGGTAATTGTAAACACCAATCGATGAGATTCTCTTACTCCTATTATTTTATTTTGCAATAACTTTACACCATCAATGTCATAAAACTCTCCATTGGGTAACACAACTTGAACTCTAGCCTCTTGAACAACGGGTGAACTAGTGAATTTATCTACAACTTGCTTTAATAACTTTCCAGTAAACATGGGTTGATTTATATTTTAAGTTGTATTAAAAGTCAAACATGGGATTACCAAAAAAATTAACAGAGAAGCAAATGAAGTTTGCTCACGAGGTAGTAAGTAATGAAGGTAGAAAAACAGCTACTGAATGTGCTATTGATGCAGGTTTTGAAAAGGAGTTTGCAAGACAATACGCTAGCAAGTTACAAAACCCAAAACTATATCCGTTAGTTGTAAAATATATTGGTGAGCTACGTGAAGAATGGCAAAAGAAATATGAAGTCACTTACGATAGACACATTTCAGAATTAGGAAAGATTAGACATGAAGCTCTTAAAAAAGGAGCTTGGTCAGCTGCTGTTAATGCAGAAGTTGCACGGGGTAAAGCTGCGGGTCTGTATATTGAACAGAAGATAATAAGAACTGGTAAGCTAGAAGACCTAACAACAGAAGAATTAGAGTCACGAATGAAAACCATAATTGACGACTACTCCCCAATTTTAGAAAACGTTCCATTTGAAGAATTAAAAGAACAAGTGCAATCAAAACCCAAAAAGAGGTCAGAGGCATCTAGTGAATCTTCGTTATCTTCTTCACACAAGAAGTCGGGAAAACAGAACGTTCACTAAAATGAATTGAACCGTCATCCTCAATATCATAACCAGCAAAGATCCTTACAGTCTCATCATCTTTAGAAAATAACCAACCTTCACTTACAGGTGTAGCTAATTTCATATTTTTAAATTCACGTTCAGAACCCCAGCCGCCTTCAGTGATGATATCAATCCAATCTATTCGCACACGCTTGTATGGAAATGGGACCGCTTCCTTCACCGTCTTAGCTTTTATGTAGCTGTTAATACTTCTTGACTTCTTTTTTGGCATATTTACACCATAGAGTTTTCATTTTGAAATACAACCTTTTAAAAAAGGTAAAAAGGTTCTCTCACGTAGGGAATTGACTATTGTCACACTGTGAAACAGATTGTAACACGATTGAAACAACACTTTATTTAATAATATCAACACTTTAAAGCCATTGTCACGTTGTAACACCCTATCCACGCTAAAAAAAATATTTTTATTCATTTTCAAATCTAAGTTACTATGGACCCTGATGCCTGAAGCTTGTAATATAGGTCAACTCTTCTTAACCATTCCCACATAAAGCCTTGAAATTCCTTACCAGATGACAC